ATTTCTTCTGCATTATAAGTTTTTAAATATCCTGTATTATCTTTTATTTCATCAATAATGGAATCAACAATTTTATTATTAATTAATAATGCCACCTCTGTATCATATTTAAGTTTTTGAGCTTCTTTATTTTCTGGCATCAAAACTTCTAATCCTTCAACAAACTCAACCTTTTCTTTTGCAATTAAATTTAACAAATTTTCCCCATTACTAGCTATAGTAAGATTACTAAAACTATCTTCTAATATAGAAATAGAAGTAGTTAAATTAGTGTTTACAGTTTTTAAATCCTTAACCTCTTTATCTTCTATAATTTTATTATTTAATTTTTCTCTTAACTTAAAAGCATCATCATTAAATTTATTAACAAATTCTAAATAAACCTCTCTATCTAATTTCTCTAATGGTTTAAATATAAATGAAGCATGAGCCAACTCTGCTTCTAACATTGCAAAATCATATTCTTCTAAACTAGCTATATTATTAGAAATTTTTAAATATTCTTGTTTTGCCACAGATTGAGCTTCTATCCCAGTTTCTAAAGCAAGTAACTTGTCAGCTTTTTTTTGTTCTGCTTCTTTTTTTTCTCCTATATCAATAGAATAACTAACCAACTTATCAAGCCCTGTCATAATAGCTTCAGTAGTTCTAGCTTGAGCTTGAACCAATGCAGAGATATTAGTTGCAGTTACATCAGGGCTTTCTATTAATGCTCTTTGATATCTAGGTAAGTCTGCCATTATGCTGTTCCTTGAGCAATACCTAACACATTACTTGGTGTTTGATAGCTTACAGTTGATGTGTTTGGTGCTTGTGATGTAAATGTGCTTTTAACACTATCTAATAAATTAACTTTTGGTGCAGCAGCATAACCATATAATCCTTCACCAATAGCAGTAGCAGCTTGAACATATCCTGTTCTTGTTGTTTGCCTTGCAGTCGCTTGAGTCATAGCCACATTAAAATTACCAGTCTGTCTAATAGCTGCTATACCATCTCTTAATCTTTGATAGTCTTTTCCTATACGAGTTTCATTAGAAATTCTTGTAGTAAGTGCAGAACCTGAAAATGGATCAGCACCACCAGCAGCTGCTCTACTTATAACAGCAGAATTGTACATCCTTCTATTACGCAACAATTCATTTCCTTGCTGTTCTTTTTGAATAGCTTGTCTTTCATATTGAACTTGTTGTTGTTGAGCTTGTAACTCCAACTGTCGCCTTTGTGACTTTGCTTGTTTTACTGCACTTACAGCTTGAACTGCTTTAAATGCAAAAATTGCTACATCTAAACTCATACTATGTTCCTTGATGTGTTGCTACTTTATATTCCATACCAAGAAGTGTTAGCTTCAATGGTACATCCTGTTCAATGGTTATTTTACCTTCATCAGTATAACCAAGTATTCCATGTAGGGTTTTAGTGCCTGTAAATGTTGGTACTGCTTCATCCAATATATCTGATCCTAAAGCTCTAAATGGGATATTTGTTCCATTAATCTTCATATGTTGTGAGTTTAACACCAAAGCATTAACCTCTACTATTCTTTTCTTAAATCCTAGTCTTGTTCCTACTGCTAGTCTTAACTCTACTGGCATAGTAACTGCTCTAGTAGTAAATGGTAATCCAACTTGAAATGATGTGGTAGATGCTCTAGTAAATGTAACTGTGTTACTTGCTACAGCTTGTTGTGCTTGAACTGCACCATCTAAGATAATATCTACTGTAGCTGTATCTAAATGTGCTACAGTTGCAGATGAGCCTGTTGTGCCAGTTACTGCACTATCAACCAACATATCATCATCAAAATACTCTAAAAAGTAATAATCAGTAGAATCAATTGTTCTTTTAACTACAGTATATATTGTTGTTATATCAACTCCAACATCTAAATAACTACCATTTGTATTCCATTCTGATGGTGCTATCACATTCTGTGATCTAAGCAATGAATAAACTGCCATCGTTCCATCATCACTATTTGTAATAAGTAACAAGTCATTCTCATCTGTAGCAACAGATTTTCTTAATGCTATGTTTGTAGGTGTTTTAAGTAAATGTCCATTAAGTAAACTAACTTTTGTGGTTATATATGATAAAGAAGTATCAGTAAAAGCAAACTCACTTAATGATTTACCTTGTCTTTGTAAAAATAAAGTTCCTGTTTCTAGCTGTTGCACTCGCACATTTTCTTTTGCACCATTACGAGTTGCAGTTCTTATAAAAAAGTTCAATGGTGTAATAGGATCAAGACCTTGTTGTGGCACATAGAATTCACCACCAGTAGTAAAGATTTGTAAATCACGACCACTTGTAATATCAACAATACTATTAAAAGTAGATGTATCAAGAGTAGCTTCTAGTGCATCATCATCTAATCCTTCTTCTGGATCAAAGTCAAAAAACAATCCTACCTTACTACCAAAAACAGTAGATGGTCGTGACTTAACTCCACCAAAAAATAATCTACCTTCATGGAATGTTACTGTTCTAGGATACCCTCTTGTTCCACTCCACACAGCTTCGTATCCAGTTTCTAACTCCCAACTACCACTAGCTATAGCACTTGTATTAAAAAATGGAAACTCTGTAATTACATTAACTACAGTTGAACTTACTCTTTGCACAATCTTTGCTCTGCCTTGTGGTGAAGCATTTATATACTGACCAACATGAGATGCACTAAATACACCACTACTAGCAGTAATAGTTACATTCCCAGCTACAGCACTTGGGGTAATAGTTCCAGCTGGATTACTAGCTGCTGGTACATAATTATATTTAGGTACTGAATCAAAACTAATAGCAGTTGCAGTCCATGTACTGTCACCAGCACCTCTTACTATTTTTATAGGTGCTACATCTTCTTCTACAACAATAAGTGTATCAGCACTTTGTACCCAACACATTTTCTCAACTACAGCACCAGTCAAACCTAATGAGCTGGTATCTAAGTAGTCATTACCACTACCATTAATATCTGTAATAACTTGTTTGTTTTTTACTACAGTCATTCTATTGTGAGTGAATACTAACATATAAGAATCACTTGTAGAGAACTCAAATGATACTAATCTACTACCATTAGCTACAGAGTCTGAACCTGTATTAGGTAGCGATGCTAAATACTTTGAACCAGGTCTACGATGTATACCACCTTGTGGTTGTACCACAAAGTTATTACATTCTTCTAGTGCATTGGTGTATGCTTGTAAATCTACTCTTGCACGAAGAAGTGGATCAAGTTCACCAGTAGAAAAGTTTGTTTGTAAACTTACAAATCTTGCCATTAATTACGAACCTCAATTAGCGAGTAATCATCAATATAGTTATTAGGTTGTGTTTGTCCATCAATACTAATAGCTGTTCTAAAGTAGCCACCTCTACCATTCTCACCTGGTGTTCCTACAGCTACTGACTGCCAGTATGCAGCTTTATCAGTTTGATCTGTAATAGGTAAAGATAAATGCCATGCCATGTAATATTTTAAAAACTGTACAAAGTAAGTAGGCATTTCAAATGGTTCAACATCATATTGATAGTCAACATAAACAGTTGTTTCATTGGTCAACAACTTGTCTTGTAAAATTCTATAAGCATTAATTGGTCTTTGCCCAGCTGTATTTGATATAAACACTTGCCTTGGTGGACCAATGCGATCACTTGGTAATTGATATTCGTATGTATATTCTGTCGTAGGGGTAGTAGCTAATCTTGCAACTTGAACCTTCTTAAAACTAAATGTCCAAGGATATTGCATAAGAGATTGTTTTTTTATATCTTCAAACAATGAAGCACAAATATTTGCTGAATCAGTTCCTTCTGTAAATGAGCTGATTGCTTTTGCACCAATCATTAATAATGCGTCTGAACAAATTCCTAACGATGTATCTCCACTTGCCATACTTTCCCTTTATAAAGACAAAAGGGTAGCCCTAAGACTACCCTCGTGTTTGATTAATAAATTAAAATTAATCTGAGTCAGTTGCTGTAATTGTAAGACCATCTGTTACATCAACGACACCTGAAGCATTACTTGCAACATAAACCCAGCTTAATGCTTGAGTACCACCAGTTGAAGTTCTGCATAAAATTACATCACCAACTTCTAATGTATCTGAGAGAGTGTCAAAGTAACCAGATGTATTAACATCAGCAATAGCATCGGTTGTGCTGTAACCATATAAGGATACTGCATTTCCACTCTTTGATGCACCATAAGTAGTGAATCCTGTTTTGTCAAAAGCCATTCTCTATCTCCTTATTCTCTAGCTGTTAGTTTAACAATACCTTCGTCATCGATAGCTATTGAACCAGCAGAGAATACAGAGTTGACTAAGAAAGAAGTTTTCTCAGCAACATAGTTAATCTCAGTTCTAGCTGCAATACCTTCGCCATAACCGACTGAATCTTTATGGAAAGCATAAAGAGTTCTGTCGCTTGAACCATCGATAGGTAATCCACCTTCTGATCTGTCTCCAAGTACATGGAAAGTAAATCCTAAGAATGTGTTAATTTCACCAGCAACTAATGCACGAACTGTATTAAAGTCTGCACTTGTTACACTTGTTTCAGATAGTAAAGAAGCTAAAGAATTAGCATGAATAATCATGTGTCTATCTGTTGGTGGAACATTGTTTGTGTCCAACAACTTCTTTGCTTCTCTTAGTTTAGCTACATTCATATTAGTATCTGTACCACCAATATCATTAGACACAGCTA